AGTGAAAACATTTACAGAGTTTTGTGATAAAGTGAAATCTGCCCCTGGAGTTAGACTTGTAATGCCCATTAACCCTTCCGCAGCCGAAGCCCGATTAATAGCATGTGCAGTAGTTCCAATGTACATCGTCTGTGCCAAAGCCGCTGCACCTATGTCACTTAATACTTCTGCATAACTTCTGCCTAATAATCCCGTTGCCGTGAACTTTGCATAATCATCTTCAGCTACATCAGCAGCGTTAATTTGGACTTTATTTGTATTTGCAATTCCAAAAGTTAAGCTTGCTTGTTTAGCAGCTAAGGCAGCATCAAGATAGGCTCTTTTATAAAAATAAGTAGCACTATCAGCTATGGACAATTTTCCATTAGCAACAGCATCAATGTAAGCACGTTTATAGAAGTATATGGCACTATCAGCAATACTAATTTTCAACAAGTCAGCAGCACTCCTTGCTGCGCGCTCAAGAATAAGTGAGTCATTTATTAAAGTTTTTGTTCTAGCAAGATCACTAGTATTATAATCAAATATCATTGTTTGAGCAACGGCACTATTTACAAGAACATGAAGTGCAATTTTCTTAGTGATTCCGCCACTTACCATTATAGTATAATCTGTACTATCAGGTGAATTTAGTGTAGGCAATTCGGATATTTTTACCTGACCTATAATCATGGTTGAAAGTAAAATTGTAAAAAATAATATGTATTTAAATTTTTTCATAACAATATCCTATTTAAGTCTATAAAATACAAAATTCAATAATTAATCATAAAAACATAATTTAGTACCATGCTTTTATGACTTGTTTAAGTATAGAAGTTAAATCTTCTTTAGTTTTATATGGAAGTTTAATTGTTTTCATTTTCCTGTTGTTATAATATTAGTGGTATACCATCTTCTGTTAATAACACTAAATCATTTTCTGTTAACAAATAATATTCTGTATCTAAATTAGAAGTTCCCATTATATTGGCTAAAAATTTAGTTGATACTGTACTTCTTATATCAAAATTCTTACTAGCAACTTGAATGTTTATTATTTCTTTTGGTATACCTTTGTATACATGATGTTCAGTCTGATTTTTAGAAGTTATACTATTAATATAAATATAGTTGATATCAAAAATTTGAGCAATCATATCAATAAATTTAACAAAGTTGTCATTTTGTACATCTAACTGTATTTCCAATGGAACAAAATTCGTTAACTTATTTGGGTTTTCATTATCATATACACTTGCACTATATATCTGAGAATTATACCAATCTATTGCTGCACTAGAAGAATATGAATATAATAAAAATGAACCTGAACCAGCAGAATTATACTTGGGCCATGTAGCAGCAGAAAATATTCCTTCTGAGCCGCTTTCAGCCGAATGACTCTCAAAATACATATATTTTTCATAAGAATCAAATGAATTTAAAGTTTCAAATTTCTTATTATCGTAATATATCTTACTAGCAGATATTTCAGGTGTTCCTGTACTTGCACTTCCAATTGTTCCTGATGTTAATGTAAATATTTTAGAATCATAAAATTCAATTTGACCGACTTTATATTTAAAATTTTGTAACCTCTGCGTTGCTGAGCTAAAATGAATAAAATTACTAAATGCCCTAAAGTCGGTATTTAATTCCATTCCTTCAACTATACTACCACTTAAGAATGTTCTAATTACATCTTTATCTGTTATTGAACCTGATGGTGCTGTTAATGAATCAAAATTTTCTAAGTTTGTTGTTCTCTGCGTAACATTTAGTAATTTATAATCTATTTTTGGACCTAGAAGTTTTTTTAGTTCTCCTTCATACTCAGGTATCTCTGTATACAAGGTAACTTTATCTTCATATGTATCTAATAATTTTTCTACTATCCAAAATGTATTATTAATATCTAATGTACTACTCAAATATTCATAAAATTTAAAAAAATGTCTATTTTCTAATAATTTAGAATTAATGATTAAGTTGGAGTTACCTTCTCCAAAATTCACATATGTTTTTAATTTTTTTATCCCTGCAATAACAGTATTAACATCATTAGAATAAGAAAGTGGTATTAAATATTCTATTTCATTTCTAGATGGGGAAATTTGTTTAATAAGTAATTTATTAGCTACATCATCAACTATTTCGTTACCTACTAATTTCCTATAAAATTCATATTTTATCTTATATACACCAGATGAATATCCTAATACCCGTAAATGCATTCCAGGGTTAATTAATAAAGAATCATTTGTTACAAATATACTCTTATTTAATTCGGATTCAAAATTTAATTTATTATAGTTAATTAACTCATTAGTAGCTACATTATATACAAATAATTCTAAATAAACATCTAGCCCTATATCCTGAATATATCCTGGTGAGAAATATCCTTCGCCAGTCTTTTCAAGTTTTTCTAATCTCTTATCAACTACTTTAACATCTCTATTTAAATTGTTGTTTATAGGCATTTTATTAATAATCTCCTTTAAACGATATGCTTAATTGTGAATCTGCATTTGTTAAGTGTTCCACTGTTAAAGTAGTGAATGGTATAATTGGAATTGGTAAATCAATTGGTTGATAGTAAAATAAATCCTGATACCATTCAAGTTTTGTCACATTAATAGGTTTTAATTCTTCACTAAATATAATATCTATAAGTCCTGGAGGTACCTCAGTGAATTGAATCTCATTAGACCTATCACTTTGACTATATAAAGGTGGTCTAATTTGTTTATTAAATTTCTCAGGATGCAATCTAGATCTAACAGTAATAGTCACATCATCATATCTCCACCACCAAGATGAGTTTATGTCTTGCTTTAGAATAAGTATAAGATTACCTGTATTAATATTTTCTACATAGTGTCTAAATGTTATATTTATTTGTTTATTTGAGCTAACATTTCCAGGTGGTCCAAAATATAATATCTTTTCATCTATATTCGCAACATTAAGATTATTAATTAGTTTTACATCAACATATTTACGATCTTCATATGGAAATGTTGGACCATTTTCATTATACCAGATTTCTTCAACATCATTAGGATCTATATTTTTACTAAAATCTATCTTAATATATCCAGGAGGAATTTTCGCTTCTTGTATGTATTTCCATTCTGCTTGTTCTGGAGTCCAAATTGGTTTATGTGTCCATGTATATTTACCAGAAGGAAATGTAACATGACTTATGGTAACACCTAAATCAGAAACATCAAATTTTCCAGAATAATCTACAAATGTTAAACTCATTTTAGCAAATTGATTTTCATCAAAATAGACCTCTTTGTTACTAACTATTATTCCAACTGTTGCAAAATTTTTAACTGTTGCATCTTTGATTAATAAATGGGTATTTCCTTCTTTAATACCTTTTATCACAAGCGTTTCACCATTTATAGATGCAATTGCAATTTCTGATTCAGGTGCATTATCTATTCTATATGGTAAAGCTCCATACTTTAATGTACAATTTATTTCTTGATTTTCGTTTATTGTCACTATAGATGGAATTACAGTAATACCTTCACCTCCGCCCCCCCCTGATAATATAACATGTAATCGTGTAATTTCTTCTCTTAAAGATTTTGTTACGTTTAACAAATATTGCCTTTCTCCTAATAATGCTGTTACAGTATCTGGATTTTCAAATATATATGCACCATAATAAAATGAATCAAATAAATATTTATCACTATAAGCAGTTTTATAATTGACATCTGTTTCATGTGTAATAATTTTAGAAACATAGGGTTTAATTCCATTTTGAGCCGACATAGATGCTACTACCTCATATGTATAATCAACGTATGAAGATGTTCTACTTGCAATAGGTACCCTACTTTCAATTATACTTGAAAATGGAATATCAAACACTGCTCTTGTTGCATTTAGTACTACCCAAAATTCATTAAATGATTTCTCATTTTCTGGTGAAAGATTATTGGGAAAGTGTTTACTAAATGGGTCTGAATATTTAACAATCTGTTTATCTAGTATAGTACTTGCTGCTTGGTCAACATATTTTACTATTGAATCCAATGAAGTATTTTCTGCCTTTAATATATAAATTTCATTGTCAAAGTAGCTTTTAGATACTATTAAGTCTTCATGTAAATTTAGTACTAACGATTCTGTTGCTAACCAATCTGACTGACTAATCAATATCATACCAGGAGGTATTATAGATTGCTGAGCATCTATCAAATCTTGAGGTGGTACCAACTCTTTAAATTCTGTATCCATTATATCATCTAAATAGGGTGATGAATAATAAAACAGCATAGAATCTAATTCTACAAATTGGTGTTCATCGGTTGCCTTAATAGTTGAACTCGAAATTGACAGTATACTACCATCATCAGAACGACTAGTTACTAATTCACCTTCTATTGTGTTATATATTTGACTATTTATTTCTGCCATTTTTTATCTTCATGTGACTAAAAATTCTGTTGGTAATTCAAAAATATTTTCTAAGGATCCAGAAATTACCTTAATCTTCTGTTTATTAAAATTTTTCCACCTAGTTTTTGCAGCATCTGACATTTTTTTAATAGTCTGATTAGAAAATTTTCTATTGGTGAGAGAATTTCTTTGTTTTTCTTTATATATTTTCATTTTATTATCTGCTTCTATTTTCCCATATTTTTCAACCCATGTGTTATATAAATTTTTTCCATATCTTGAATTATTTTTTCCTTTAGAAGTGCCCCGCACTATCATTATGTTGGAAATTTTTAATTTTTCTAATGCGCTCTTTATTCTACTATATGCACATTTTTTAGAACAATGTTTCTTATACCAGCCTCTATTAAATTCATTTAATGTTAAACATAGTGTATACTTATTTTTACATTTTAAACATTCTAATATATAATTAAATCTTGGACACATCTTAGATATAGATAATTTATGTATTGCTTCTATTGATAATAATCCACCTTCACCACCATGTGTCATATTACACAAGTTGTCAATTCCTATTTCTTTAATTCTACTAATTTCTTTTTGAAAACATTCTTGTTCATTTTCTGATTCAAAAGTTTTATTATATATTGGTTCTAATTTTTCGTCTATTAATTGTTTTAATTTATTTTCTAAGTGTTTATTAATTAAAGTTTTATTATTTTTTACTTTTTTAAAATGCTGATGCATTCTATTATTTTTGCCTTTTCCAACATAGAATATTAAATTAGTTCTTGGATCAACTAACTCATATGTATAATATATCATTTATTATCTTACAACCTTAAATGAAACAGGAAGTTCATAAATATTCTTCAATGATCCTGATACAACCTCAATCCTTATATTATAGTATCTAGAGGGATGAAACGAATTCATCCAGATATTGAAAAAACTTCCACTGGAATCACAAGAGATTTTAGTGCTCCCTGTATCAAATGGTATTAGAGTGTGTAATGATTGAGCATCTACAATCGAATAATAAGAAGATGATGGTAAATATTGCAACATTTCATATGCATTATTAATTGAATATGATCTCCTTGGATATTTTTTTCTAACACCAAGTCTTATTTGTACTTTTTCTCCGTTATTATATTCACTGTCCATGTTCTTCGCATATATGTACATATCGGTCATATTAGAAGAAGTTAAACTTCCAGTTATAAATGAAGAATCATCCCATGCTACTTCTAATTTAGGATTATATATTGTATTAGTATCTATAGAATAAAATTGTAAATAACCATAGTCTTTAGTATTAGTTTCTTCTGAATCTGATCTCTTAATTAAAAATCCATTGTTTACATAAGACTCATTAAACCAATTATTTACTATACTTGTAACATCAGCCCTTAAATCTGCTAATTCATATGTATAATGACCAGACGATTGAAATGTATTTTCGTTAGACCACAAAGAAGTTGTTACAATATCAGCCAAAATATAATCTGAACCAGTTGCATCCCAATAAGTTGGAACATCACCATCACTAGCTGTCCAGCTCGCACCTGCAGTTCTAATAGGATAGTCAAATCTTTTACCAACACCTTGTACCCAACTTGATGAAATTGGGTATATGTAAAGATTAGTAGTTTGTTCTTGATTTTTTGCAGTACAAATATACATATTTAAATAAAATCTAGGATTAGCAATTGTACCGTCAACAATGGATTGAGAAATATCAGTTAGATCAAACTGAACTAGCGCACGCGAGTTAATAGTTGACACTATAGCTGAACTATAACTTGCCGAAGAAAAAGTCTTAATAATTTCTAGAATTTCGTCACGACCACAATTCTGTGTGGGATGATCCGAATATATAGTTGTATCGACACGCGCAAATTTAAGGTAATGCATCACTTATCTCCCATTCTCTAAGTTCTATAAATTTACAATTGAGTAAAGAAACAATTTCTTGTTTTCTACCTTCATCTCTATTAACTTTATTTTTATGAGCTCTCTCATAATATTCTATTACAGTATTTCGAATCTTATCATATCCGTCTACCCAATAACCCAGAGTTTTAATATAAAATTCTCCACCATTTTCTGCATGTTGAAAGTTATAACCATTAGCTTTACCGTATTCGTCTATAATTTTGCAAGCTTCTATATTATAATTTGGGTATAGTTTACCATTATTGTTTAATTTAGATTCCTTATATTTTAAATAAGCTAATCTCATTTTTAATTTAGCATCATCAGAAACATGTTTACCCTTGTTATTTTTATTACCAATGTTCACATTCCTTAACATAGATTTTAATTTATTTGCCTTTTTCTCACCATATAATTCTTCATATGTTTTACCACGTATAGAATCAAAGTGCTTATTCATTTTATCTATGACATCTTGTCGTTTCATTGCTAGTTTTGTTGCTATAGAAATCTTTTTTCTTTCTTCTGAATTTTCGTAATGTTTTCTATTACCAACGGATATTTTGTCTCTTATTTCCTTACTTCTATGTGTTCCATAACGAGGATTATTTTTTCCAGACAATGAAATTGATATTTTTTTTCTAACATCTAACCGTTTACTAGGGTTTTTGTTACCCATTTTTTGAATAGATAATTTTTTTCTAACATCAATTCTACATGCGGGATTTTTATCTCCAGTAATACTTATTCCATAACATTGTCTAGAACAATATTTTTTATTTTTATTAGTTGCTTTAAATTTTACACCGCAGAGTATACATTTTTTATACACTATTGACTCCTCACAAAAATATCTGAATTAGGATATTTTACCTGAAAAATTGATGGATCTAAAGACGTAAATACTACTCCATTAATAGTTGCAGACTGTATTCCATAAAAATTATTTGAATATTGTTCCCCTGTTGAATCATATTTATTAGTTATTCGCACATCTGACACTGTTCTTACACCATCTACATTGTCCAATAAATTATAGATTTCTGATAATATAATTGGCATTCCAATGGACCACTTATCAATTTCGAAGTACTTTTTTAATTCATTTACACACTGCAGGGAAACTTCCCTTTTATTAATTACATTCTGAAATACAATTATATCTACATCTATTCCAATATCTATTATATATGCATCTTTTATATTTACCGCATCCGTTACCATTCTATAATTATCTAAATAAAATTTTAGATTGTTTTTTATAGCTGCATTTAAAGGTATTAAGTGTTTATTTGAATCATATGCTAAACAATATGCATTTAAAGCTAAAGGATTTATAAATCTTATATTATAATTAGTATTATCTTGTATAGTCTTACTATTCAATATCTGTGTATCTTGTTCTATCTTAACCTTAGCCACACTTCCATATTTAGGGTGCATAGAAAGTATTCTTATCTCATAATCTTCTCTTGTTACACATCTGTCTTGGGCAGAAAAATATGCTAAGGCATTATTTCTTATATCCTCGATAGTTTCAGCTCCTTTAGACCCGACTGCAGGCGTAGAATTTATAACTGCTACTGATGACTTTACTCTATTTAATAAAGCCGCATCTAATCCAGTATCATCGATTTCAACTATTGTTTTTGTTACAATATTAATATCTCCAGTAGCTACGTTTGCCCTCTCATCAGTACCTCTTACATAGACAATAGTCAACGTTGTATTGTTTGGTATTTGACCATAAGTTCTAGTACTTAAAAAACTCCGTGGATCAAGTGGCATATTAAAATATGTATATCCAACATTTTTTGGATTAGGAATTATCATTTCATCTGGATATGCAGATGTACCTGCACCAAATTGAATTTCTGTTCTTCCATCTGCTCTTATTTTTTTAATAAATCTCTTTGCTACTTTTTTATATCTCAATAAATAGGGTACAGTTCTACTATATGAAGACAAATTGTCTTGATCTATCAATTCTGTCTTGACACTTTCTAAAATTGTATCTTGTGCTAAATAAGGTACTTGGTACCAATTATTCCTGTTAGAATCAACAACACTAACTATATCAATAATATCATTATCTGGTAATATAATAGTTAAATATTTTTCTAGAGATGTTATAGTAAAATCTTTTTCTACTATTATACCAGAGGATGCAGGTACACTTTTCTTTAATAGAAAATAAGTTACTTCATCTCCTGCTGAGTTCGTCTCATATACTGTTATTTCAGTAGGATATGAACCAGATTCAGCAAAATCAATTACATCATCCACTCTAAATATTATATCAGAATTAGTTTCTGATACTGCTTTAAGATCAGAAATCCTCAGTGCATATCTCCAGTCAGGAGTAAAAGGAAATCCTGTTGCTGGAATAACTTGATACACATCTAAAGTAGTATAAGAAACACCTCCTAGTTTAGGTATATAACCAAGTGCATATGCTCCATTAATAACATTTGTTTTATTTTGGGCCAATTGTATGAATGATTCTCTTAATTGAATGTCTGTATATAAAGATAGTATATCAGACACGTATGATGCTATTTCGATCATCATCATCCCAGTTGAAGCCTGAGAAAAATCTTGATAATCATCTGGAAAATAAACTTTAGTAAAATCAATCAGGTTATTTCTAATAGTTTTAAAATCTTTGTTTAAATATAAAACATCCTTCAAAACATTACGTGATGGCATTTTTCATCTCCCATTCTTTAAGTTCTATAAATTTACAACCTAAATATTCTATAATTTCCTGTTTTCTTCTTTCATCTTTATCTACGCGTCTTTTATGTGCATTTTCATAATATTCAATCACAACATTTTTAGTCTTATCATATCCATCTACCCAATATCCTAGTTCTGGTATTCTATATTCTCCGCCATTTTCTGCGTGTTGAAAATTGTACCCGTTAGCTTTACCATATTCTTCCATTATTTTACACGCTTCTATATTATAATTGGGCCATATTATACCATTTCTATCTTCAATTCTTTTAATTGCTGATAATCTTAAGCGGGTTTTATGTTCTGATGAAAACTTTTTGTTTAAGTTGTTGTGTGCATTATAACAGTGTCGACATTCAGCATTATTAATAATTGCAGCAATTAAGTATTTTCTCTTTCTATAAATAATTTCTATATTACACATAGGACAACTTCTTTTAAATTCTGGCACTTTATTTCCTTATTTAACAGTAATTTCTATCGTTTCCTGTAACGTAGAATTTGCTTTTAAATAATATGATACTTTTATATTCAATTCATTTTCGTACCGCTCAATTTCTAAATTATTTAAAACTATTTCTGGCACATATTTTTTAATTTTGCGCTCTATTTCTAATCTAATAAATTCTTCTAACTCCATAGTTGAAGGAGAAAATAAATATTTATGTAGTCCTAATCCAAACTCTGGACTAAATGGTCTTTCGCCTGGCATTGTACGAAATAAAATATTTACTTTACTTCTAATAGCATCTACATTTGAATATGTTTTTTTAAAAAATCCATCACTTCCTTTTGTGATCGGATAATCTATATTAATCCCAAATGCCATTACTTTATCACTCCTCTTCTAACCTTAGATTTTTCTTCAGTTGTTTTTAGTAATTCACTATAATCTCTTGTGAATGCTGACATTAATGCATCATTATTAGGTTGATGTATTATTGTAGATGGATCAACCTGTGATAAATCCACAGAATCTTCTGGATTATCAGAAACTATATCAGATGATACAGTATGTTTACTTAATGGAAGACTTTCATCTATAAGTTTTCCTGAGCCTCTCATATTAGATTTTGCAAACGCATAACTTTCGTTCTGTAGTGCAGCCATATCTATTTGTGCATTATTCAAATTAGCTATTGTAGATATAGCAGTTTTCTTTAAAATATTATCTAACAGTGGATTCTTAGAAAATGTTTTTCCTTGTATTTGTTGCTTTACAAGAACTTCTTCTTCTAAATCCTCATCTTCTGAAAATAAACTAGATAAACTAGTATTTATTCTAGTCTTCTTTAATGAAGACTCTCTAAGTAATAATTTATCTATTCTTTTAGAAACTATTTTTTCTACTAATACATCAAATTCCTGTGAGTTCAAAACTCTTTTTAACCGTTTCTGCACAATTAAATCAATTAATTTGGCAAGTTTTATATTGTCCATAAATGTCCTATGTTTATTCTTTAATTTCTATAAATTCACAATCTAAGTAACTGATGATTTCTTGTTTTCTTTTTTCATCTCGTTCCTCATAATATTTATGAGCTTTCTCATAATATTCTATTACCACGTTCTTAGTATTATCATATCCATCTACCCAGTAACCTAAGTCTGGTATACGAAATTCTCCACCATTTTCAGCGTGTTGGAATAAATAACCGTTAGCTTTACCATATTCTTCTATTATAGGAATAGATTTTGGATTATAAAATGGAATTAGTTGATTTCCATTTAATTTATTTTCTTCTATTCTTTTTATAGCTGACAACCGCATTTTTATTTTAGTTTCTTCAGAGTGCTGTTTTCCAAGCATACCCATTGAACTAGGTTTACCTTTGTTATCAATAGATATTTTTTTTCTAGTTTCTTCTGAAAGAACTTTACCTTTCTTCGCCTCAGACATTTTTTTCTTAGTTTCTTCTGAAAGTATTCTACCCTTTTGTACCTTAGACATATTTTTTCTAGCTTCTTCTGAGAATGGTTTTCTAGTATAGACTCCACTTGGCATAAATTGTTTCCTTAATTTTATAAATATAAATATGTTCTTTTTATTTTTTTTACCTAATTCCGCTCCAGGGGTATCCTATGGGTACGATGGTACCCATAACATATGTCATTGCAGTATTTATTCCTGATACTGAAAAAGTGTGTAATTTAAATGCAGTTATCATATTTTTTGCTAATAACTTAGACGCCATTGAATTTCTTATCTGGAAATTTAGTGGAGCTCCTGGATTTATTACAATATTAGAAACTACAGAAACTGTTCCAGGTGGAGGCATAATAGTATCAACTATAACTGCTCTCCAGTATAACAATATTCCAGAACTAATTAATGAAACTATAGTTGATATACTGCCTGCTCTACCTGATTTAAGAGCACGCTTAATAAAATCTTCTAATATTGATTTATTAGATTTTATTATACGATTTTTGTATATAGTTTCTCCAGTTTTAATATATCTGTCATATAGATCTGAGATTCTTCTAGCTGCATCATCTTCTGATTTCGCTATTCTACTATCAAAATAATTTGCTAATTCATTCTCAAAACTTGACCATTGAATCATTTATATAGTCCGGTTAGTTTTACTTAATATCTTATTTAATTTAATTTTAAGACCTTTATATTTAGCAGAATTTACTGGAGGACCAGATGGTCCTGATCCAGTTGGATGCGTTTCTGTAGCCAGTTCATCTAACAGTTCTTTAAACCAAGTTACTAATTCATCACCTAATACCATATGTTCTTTTGCATCCTTACCTAATAATATTTCTTTACTATCAATATACATTCCATTCTGAGCTTGAATGTTTAATTTGTTAACTGTTGTTATTCCTATATCTTTATAACAATCTAAAGCAATATATCCATTTGTACAAAATGACATTCCTTTATTAGAAAAAAATAACTGATCGTTCTTTTTAGAATTAAATATTATTCCATCTGTATTTATTATTACTTGGTTACCATCATAAGTTGGAGTATCTTTTACAGATTTTAGGTGATATGCTTTTCCTTGAGTTATTGGTTGTATATCAACTTTTTCATTTGATAGAAACCACATTGAAGTAGGTACATTGTTTATGTCTTCTATATACACTTCACCTATATTTAATGAATCAACTTCTGGAACCTGACCAACTGTAATTTTAATATTTGGTAGATTAGTCTTAGGATTATTTCCCAACCGAATAGTTTGTCCGAATCTTCCTCTTAATAAAACATCTCCTTCTGATGGTTCTATAGGTTTAATTTTATCATTTGCATCTTTAAACGTATCTCCTAAATCATCTTCTTTTCCTTCTTTTTTTGGTATATTGGTGTCTGATGTATTAGAATATCCTGTTCCCGTACCACTTTTATCCTCAACAGGAGAATTACTTATTCCTGGATATGAATTATTGCTAATATTATTATCATAATTCAATGAACCATAATAAAAAAATCTTCCTAATAATTTTATTACATGAACAATTTCATGTTTTACGGGATATGAAATTAAATATGAGTTGATTGGCCAAGCCCATGTTAAGTTAACCTCATCATTACTTTTCTCCAAACCAATCAATTTAATTTTAACCTTACCTATATCATCATTGCCTAAAAAATCTACATGCTTTGAATTTAATATAATATCTATTACCTCAGCAGTTTCTATTTGAGAAAAATCACTTTGATCTGCTGAGTTCGTCGAAGTGAATACAGAATTAGGAGTTGATAATCCCATATCCCGTCTATATTGTATGCTAGATCCAGTACTTTTATTTACTTGTGTCATTATTTTTACTTACATTTTGTATTAATTGTTTATCATTAGAATTAATTTTTTCTTTAGCCAATTTTACTTTTTCTTCTAATTGTTTTAATGATTCATTTATTTCGTCATTATTAGCTGCTATTAAATCTGGAGTGTTACCTACTATTTGACGTTTTTCTTCTTCTGTAATAAACGGTTGCATAGGGTTTGTACCCATAAACCCAACTGGCTTATCTAATAAGCGTTGAATTATAGTTGCGAGTTTAACCAACTGATCGTCATTCTTTACTGAAATTTCTAATACTTCTTTCAAAATAGGCATCAAGATAGAAGTATCTGTAATGTTGGTCATTAAATTTTTAACAGAATCTAATATAGCATCTATATTTTTTTGTTTAGATTTTGAATTGGTATAAATATCGGCAAATACATCTGATAATGATTTACCTAAAAAAATCACACTATCCTTTGTTAGAGATTCTGTCATTATTTTTCCATTTACATTTGTCATTATGCCACCTAATTAAATTTAAAAGACTACACTTAATACCACAGTATACACACGTTTCTTTAGGACGATTCAACATACTATTTTTTAAGTTTTCCTTATGTTCTTTTGAAAATTTTCTACCTTTCAACGCTTCAGATAATTTATTGCCCATTTCCATTAATTTTTTATTTGCAATTTCTTCACCAAACTTCTTCAACCAAATATTATATTGGTTTGTCCCATACATTAGATGATCATGTCCACGCTTTATTGAATTATTTTTTATTGATGTTTTTAAATAGCGCTCATACCTCTCTCTATATCTTTTATTCGCCTCTTCGTAACCATATTTCTTTGTTAAAATCTCCATAGTACTCCCTTGAAATTTTCTACGCGTGTAAGTATGTTTATGTCTCATATTATTTTTCCACTCTTTAGTAAAAGGTGGACGTGATTTGCCCCTCAGTCTATCTGCAAATTTTGATTTATTTTCTATTACTTCTGGACGTTTAAGGGATTCTCTGACTCCAATTGATATTTTTTCTTTATGTTCTACTGAGAGTTTTTTACCTTTCCTTGGACTCTGACATCCAGCGAATCCTCCCTCTCCACCATCACTAATATTGTATCCAATAGGAGGAAATGAATTAAATTTTTTAATAAAATATTTTTCCTTCTTGTTTAACTCTGTCTCTGTAGAACATTCGGCTAAAATTTCTTTTTTAAAACATTTCTTACCATACTTCTGTATAGCATATTTGATCAATTTTCCCGATCCAAAATAATTATCATCATTTTTGATATTCTTTCCAATATAAATTTTATTATTAATTAAATTGGTTATCATATAAATGTTGCTCATATTGTTCCTTTAGAAGTTTCAAAATAACTTATTTTTAATATATATGCCCGGACATAAAAAATGCCTGATATCAGGCGTTTTTATAAAAATAATTATTTAAAATATTACATTATTTAAAAAATACACCACTATTTCTGACTATAATACCATATTTCATAGATATTTCCCCGGTAGAATTATATTCATGTAATAAATGACAATATATGGACTTCATTTTGTTCAATATCCGTGTAATATTCTGTGCTCTACTGTTCGTCAGTTCTTTAATTAAAATATAAATATTTTTCTTATTAAAATTTTCAATATCTTCATAGTTCTGTATTAACTGAAGTATTGCATACCCTATCTTTAAATCAACCTGTTTCTTAAATATCTTTTGTAAATTGTTATCAAAAAATTCTATTATCATACCTACAAACTCTTTTTTTTCATCTTGAAAATTATCATATTCAACATGAAAATCTTTAATATCTAACGTTCTATTAATATCATCTTTTGACTCTTCTAAATTTATTCTAACCTCAGATTTTAATTTATTAAAGTTACTGTTGTTAGATATAATTAGATAGTTCCTTGCAGCATAAGTAAAATATGAAAATGCATTTCCTTTTGCTATATCATACTTTTCTAGGTTCAACATCAGATGAGAAACTACTTCAACTTTTTTATTTCTAAATGTATCTGTAACATAAGGAAATTTCCAATTATTTAATACATTTTCTGCTAGCTTTTCAAAAGAATACTTTATCCTAGTATTATAAATTTTATTTCGCGTCGTATGATCGTCTGACCTCACATATTCTACGATTGCATCGTTTACTTCTGGCGGAAAATACATAACCTTTCTATTTTTAGGAATAATAGTTGTTTTATTTTTTATCATTTTGTTCTTTATTAGTTTCTTCTTCACTAATCATACCTGCTATATTATTATTTAATTTTAATATTTCTTTTCGAAGTGCCTGATAAAAATAACCCACATCATCATCACCTTCAAATATATGGTTTACATCTAATTGTAAAATTCTATCTAATGCAGCTTGCATAAAGTCTTTTATACCTTCTAAAATAGTGAGATCATCATTAGCCATCTCTTCCAATTTACTATTTTTCTTATACATAACTCTAAGTGCATATGTTTCACTTAGTATTATAATAACCAACAATATTATTAATAAGTAACTTATCATCTAGTACCTCCATTTAAACTATTTTTTAATGCTCTTAATGCTTCTTGTGGGATATGTAGCTTTTGTTTAGGAAAAGAAACATTACTTTCTTTCTTTGGTTTATCATGAACTTTGTATTCATCTTTTTCGATTTGACATGCCAACATATCTGCTTGATGTAATATAGTTGGTAATTTACTTCTTAATTGACGATCTTCTGTATAATTAACCAAATATGCTTTATTTCCCTCATCGTACATACCATCGTGTAGTAAAATAGCAATCATTTCCTTTTGATTATATTTAACATCAAACTGTGAGAGCAACCAGAGTGACCTATGAGGTACCTGCATATTCTCTATATTAGGGTTATGAATATATAGTTCACCTCTTTCTTTTCTCCATCTTTCATTATGTTCTACGAAATAAGGTTCCTTTAGATCTCCTATTTTTCCTAGATCATGATTAATAGCGGTAAACACTAATTCTTCTAATGTATAATCCACTTGGGTAGAGTATTTTCTAATGACACCATCTAAGTCAAGTGCTATTTGGTGTACACCTATTACATGCTTTAAATATCCACCTGGATATGCTCCGTGATAGAAATCTTTTCCAGATGCTGGAGCATATAACATCCTATCTTGAAAATGATGATATAACTTCAAAAGATTTTCTCTTTTATCTAAAGCTATCTCACCGTGGATTATTTTTATAACCTTTTCCCAATTTTCTACTATCTGTTCTGGCGTTAATTTCATTATATGACCTCTTATATTATTTGTAACATCTTATGGTTTTACCCCAACTTGTTATATTATTTTTTATGGGATCAACATATGTAAAATTCTTATTTAAAATATTTGATACCTCTTCTAACTTATTATTATTATCTTTTACATTAGATGGGTAGTGCCACTCAAATATAAACTCAACTATATTTTTCCAATTTTCAATTCCTTTTATTAATTCATATTCATAACCTTCTACATCCATTTTTATCTTATTAATATTATATTTACTTATTGCCTTATTAATATTATAACACTCCACTGTAATTACTTTCATTTTTCTATGTTTTTCAGTTAAAGAATGACTGGAAGTATCTTTTCCGAGATTTACATAAAAAATCTTAGAGGAATCATTATCGCTAACTAGCGCCTTTTTAACTAAAATACAATTATCTATTTTATTTATTTCAATATTTTTCTCAAAAATATGACAACATTCTTCTTCTGGTTCAAAAGAAATAATACATTTTACAAAATCATGATAATATGTGGCAAATGTTCCTATGTTTCCACCACAGTCCAACCAAATATCATCTTTTGTATAGTTACATCTATAAGATTCTTTTATAGTTGTACTATCTCTAGTATCTTTTCTAATAAATACTTTCTTATTATTTTTATATTTACTTCTGCTTTTAATTATTTTTAATTTAAGTAATTCTTCCATATATAACCTTTCTTATCTTTCACAGTATCTCCTTTTCTTTATTATAAAAATAGAAAAAGATACTCTTATATCATTTTTATTAACCTGAGACATACCGAGCATAATTGTTAACCACTGGATACCCAGTGTTGTAATATCCAGCTACAGTTGTCCAATTACCATATATATCATATAAATATCTTAAATATTTAAGGCCTAATTTTGTATTTAATCTTATATCTTTTAACACTCTTTGCTTAGTTATTGACTGTTTCTCATCATACATAAATCTTGCAGTTGAATATAATAGTTGCCATGGACCAAGTGCATTAGCAGAAGATATTTGAATTGGATTATAATCAACATCTAGTGGACCCCTGTAGTTTGTTTCTAATCTTAAAACTCTCCATGCAACTCTTTCTGGAACATCATATATGTCACAATAATAATTTGTATAATAAAATAATTGAATTCTAGGAGGAGACTTTGATAAATATTTCTCAAAGATACTCGAAGAATTATAAGATACTCTATCAGCACGTGTCATAGCGCTGTTTGTGATATTACCAACTGTTGAATAAAGTAATATTGTAAATAGAGTTATAATATTGATAAGTTTCACTATTTTTCTCCGTTTATTTTTTATTTATTGATTTTATATATGCATCTTGGTGCTTCGTAGCATAGAATACATATATTATTTGTAATAACGAATCCTTTACAATGTAGTCTATTTGACTTGTTTGTTTGTTTAGTAAACCAAAATTATTAGATTCTAATAATGCAGCTACTTCATATTTTTCTAGTGTTAATGTAATTGGCGTATTAGTTTTTATATCAGATGGACTAACTAAATATACCATATATATATATATACACATACTTACTACTATAAGCGATACTAAACCTAATAATACCTTTTTTGTATCAAACATAATGTTCAATTGCTCCTTATTTGTGATTGAATAGAAATATAACCTTTGGTTAGAATCATCTAAACATACAGAAAAATTAAAAGAGTTACAAAATAGTCCCGTGGACCAGCTATTCTTTAATTTCTATAAATTTACAATTTAAATTTTTTATTATCTCTTGTTTTCTTCTTTCATCTCTATCAATATTTCTCTTATGATGCTTTTCATAATACTCAATAACTACGTTTCGAATCTTATCATATCCATCTACTCAATATCCAAGTTCTTTAATATGAAATTCGCCACCATTTTCTGCGTGTTGGAAGTTGTAACCATTTGCTTTACCAAATTCTTCTATGATAGGAATTGATTTTGGATTATATGATGGAGTTAATTGGCCCCCACCTAACCTATTATCTTTTATACGTTTGATTGCAGATACTCTCATCAATCGTTTTGTTTCTTCTGTGCGCACTTCTCCATGTTTACCTTTATTCCCGATAGATATTTTTAACTTTGTTTCTTCTATATGGTGTTTTCCATACATATTATTATTTTTACCTTTCTGCGCCTCAGATCTTCTTAACACTATTTCGTCTGAGTATTTATATCCTCTATTAGAATTTGATATTTTTTGTCTAGTTTCTTCGGTGTGTTGTTTCCCTTTACGCCCATTAGATATCTTAAGTCTTGTTTCTTCTGAGTGGTGTTTGCCCATGTGAGAATTAGACATTCCATTTCTTGTTTCTTCTAATCTTATATAATTTATCATCTAACTTTTATACCTAATTAAAATTGTGGACCAGGGGATTTCGAAATCCCGTCTTGATAGTTCTTAGAAAGAATTCTGTTACAGGTTTAGTTAATTTATCTTCCGGTAATTTTAATGAGCTACAAATTAACAACATACTCAGGTTCTTTTTCGGATTTAGTTCCAGTGATACCTTACTAACTGCCTTTTTACTGTTATGCTCAGTTTTCCGATATTCGACGTTCAATATTTATATCGGAGTCTAGATATTGAACGGTTAGCTTCTATTAAGCTAAAGCTACTTTCTCTACACCAACGAAGTCCATGGCATCTTCGAAAGTAAATGAAGATTTCTCTTCTGCATTTATTTTATTTTGTATTGTTAAGGTCAATAACTCCACCTGCGTTCCTATCTAGTTCTTTACCAATCGAATCCAATTACTGGCCCGAAATTTCTATTAATATGGTCCTCTGCCTCATTTGGGTTTCTATTTAGCAAACTTAGGTTTTAATTCTGTCTTTGTTGCCCTCAATGCAACTATAAATATAAAACTTTTTATTTTTTACCTATTTCTAGTACCGTTTTTATTTCTTAAATCTTGATTACCTTTGGTTCTAGTATTTTTAGCTTTATCAGTTTTATTATCATATTTCTTTGAATAATCTAGTGTATACTCATAATGTCTATAATAAATATAATTATATGGGTAATAATTGTACCGTGGATAATACCAAGGATAATAAAAATCAACCACATAAATTACAGGATCAGATACTACTCGCTGTGTATAACATCCAGTTAAAGCAACTACAAATAATACAATTAAAATAACAACATATACAATAAATGGTATTGAATCTAATTTAGTTTTCATTTTGATTCTCCTCTATGATATCCAGAAAAACTTATCATCTAATTTATCCTTTAATAAAAAATATCCTGACAACAATAAGTAATCAATGTTATCTGAGTTTTCAACTATCTCAGTTAATTTATTTGGAGTAACCCATATAGTTTTAGATTTTTTTTCATAGTCCGTACCATCCGTTTCTGGTTTATCATATCTATAATTATCAATATTAATTATATAGATAGAACTTCTCAAGGAGGTTGACTTACATAATGGGATATTCTTTTTATAATATAAAATTTTATAAGATAAAATTGTAATACCTGCTTCCTCTTTTAATTCTCTTACAGCCGCCTCTCCATCTGTTTCACCATCATCGATATCGCCTGTTATTACTGTATAAAACAACTCGTTTACATCATGATTTTTTAACAAATATGGAGGACAATATTCTTTTCTTATTCCTATCTTTTCACCTATAATAGGGATCACAAATACTCCGTCATCTTCTAAAATTATTTCGTAAGGGGCAATTTTAGGAGATACCACAGTAATATATTTACCGTGCCACAAAATATCTACATCTTCAGATTTCATAATTTTCTCAAATATAAATTTTAAGCTTTAACCATTTTATCTTCGTCTAGTTTTTCTAAAAACGCATTTGTAACTTCTTCTTCACTCTGTTTCATTAAAGTCTGTTCAAATTTTGTCATATTATCTATATTGATATCCAGTAATTTATTTAATTCTTCTTTTGTAAAAATTTTTTTCTCAATTAATAAATCACTTAATGCTATTGAATATAAATTCAACATTTTAAAATTTCTTATCATCATACCCAAATTACTCTGTAACATCTCTGTTCTTGCACCAATATCATCTAATATATCATCGATCTCCATCTGATAATCTTCAATAGATTTAGCATTTATTATTTTCTTTGGAATTTTTTTTTTCTCATTGTATTGTCCAACCAGTCATCTTATAAGTAGATTCAAATTTTTTATATTTTGTTTCTAAGACTTGATCACCCTTACTTATTTTTACAATATCATTTCTACCATATTTTTTATCTGACAGTATAGGTTGAGTCTTCTCATCTAAATCTGTAATCAATAATCCCATTGTATGTCCATACTCATGTTGAATGGCAACCACTTCTAACAATATTAAAAATACAGAACGATCATATTTAACAATATTCATTTCTGCAGGTGTGATGCCAAACTGAACTGGTTTAGGCATGTTGTCCGCTTTAATAGTTACATTAATATGTCTATGAATTATTGAATTTTTACGAGGAAGTGATAGACATGTTTCCCTATATGGAATTTGTTCATCTGATTCTGCTATTATATTAGGATTAATAAAATATAGTTTATTAATAACATTAACCACAAACACAGAATATGGTATACCTATTTGATTTGCCGTTAATGCGATACCATTGAGTCTTTTATTAGCAGATAAGGTTTTAAATAATTTACCTGCTATCTTTTCTCCGAATTCTAGAGAATCAATATTACTACATGGATTCTCTAAATACTTAGAAAACTCAGGATCAGTTTTAGTAATAATTTTACCGGGAGTACCCCAAAATTTATCAGGTTGATCTTCTAAAAACATAAGTTAATTCTCTAGTTGTTCTTTTTCTTTCTTTAATTTCTTTCTTGCTTCAACTTTTTTCTCAAACTGTCTCACTAATCGTGATTCTCTCCGTGCTTTTCGTTCTTCTCTAATTTTCTTGTTCACTACACGTTTCTCTTTAAGTGCCTTTAAATCTGTAGACGGTAAAGTACCTTTTAGTTCTGGTTGTTCTATACCCTGATTAAATACTCTTCCATCTCCATGAACAAATACCTTTCTTAATTTCCATCCCTGAGAAAATCCAGTTGGTTTAGGTTGATCAACCTTTTTAATCAATGGAGCCATATTTAAAGTGCACACATGACAAATACCAGAAATAGCATCTGGGTCAACCTCAACTTGTCTTCCACATCCCGTTGCACATTCAAGTGTAATAGTTTTTCTGTGCTGTTTAAGATTAGAAAACTCGGTTTTGGACATTCTGACAACTTTTTTTCTTTTCACTTGAAACCTATGTTTAATTTTAATTAAGTAAATATAATCAATTTTAGCAATACAATTAACAGTTTATTCTTTTGGCTCAATCCAATTAGAAGATTTCCATGGTATATATTTTGTTAACCTACTTGTCTTAGGTACCTCTGTTTTATCATCTTCTTTAACTTCTGATGCCTCAGAGATCACCTTTGGTGATACTTCATTATTATCATATATGACTTCAGAAGGTACTTCCTTAGTCACTGGAACATCTTTATTTGGATTCCTATTAAACAGATTAGTCCATTTAGGTCTCTCATAGTGTCTATTAATATAAATCATATTAGCAGCAACGATTAAAGAAATTGACAGTGGATCAAATACGAAAATCAATATTAATATGAACCACTTAACTACTGAATCCATTTCCATATTAAGTGCTTTTGCGATATATTGTAGTGGACCTAATTCTCCACTAATATTTAATTGTTGTTTTTCTATTAATCGAGTATCGACAACAGAGAGAGAATCAGACACTAATAATAATTTATTATTTAATATAGTTATCTCTTCATCTTGTCTTTTAATATTAGACTCAACACCACGAGCAGCTGATATACTTTTTCTTGAATATAAACTATCTAATCTTGCTTCTTGACCCTTACGATTTCCTGTTAGGTCATTTAATCTTAATTGATACCTATCATATTCTTTTTGAAATAATGACTTTTTATTATCTAATAATAAAATTTCTTTATCAACAACATCATAATTACCTTTTGTTTTTTGATAAGATTCTGATAAATATCCAAAAATACCACCAGATGTAATTGACATTAATACCAACAATGCAGATGTCATATATATTTTCATTCCCTTACTCATCACGTTCCAATAACGATATAGAATTGAAGCAAGTATAATTTTTCCTGCTTCCAAACTTCCCGCCATGATTGCAACCTGAATAAAGTGTCCAGAAAATAATGTTGCAATGCCAGTCACTGAAAATAATGCCGCTATACTTGCAATCACAATTGCTGATATTATGGTGAAAAATAGGAACGGTTTAAATTCGAATGCCAATAATTTTCTCCAATTAATTCTAGTTTAGGCTCTCGATTTCTTTGTCCAAAAGATTCGAAACATCGTCTAGTGTAGCAAGTATACTATTTAAATTAGCCACCACCTCTGCTGCTGTTATTTTGTTTCCTTGTAATCCTCTTTTAATTAATTGTAGCATGTTAGTGATATTGCTTACATATTCTGTAACTTTGTTTTTGTATCTCATATATGTGTCCTTTATTTATATAAATATGAAGTTTTTTATTTTTTAAAAGAATTTATGGTTTACTTTATCATTTGGTGAGTTAAATGCAACATTATTAGTAATATGAGCTACATCTTTCTTGTTTTTAATTTTACCATTGTTAATATCTCCAACCAACTTGACATCTGTCTCATAGTTATATCCTGGAAATTTTTTAATATCGAACTCTTTAATTCGTCTCTCTGCTATTTCAAAGTTAACCTTATCTAATTCATATCCTATAAAATTTCTGTTACTTAATAAGCATGCCAGTGCGGTTGTTCCAGAACCCATGAAGGGGTCAAGTATCGTATCACCCTCATTACTGCTCAATCTAATAAGTCTTTCAATTAGCATAACTGGTTTTTGTGCAGTATGTAGCTGTTTTTCAGTTTTATGATTCCATTGAGGAGAACCATAAACCTGAACATTTCCTAATCCCGTAAACCTAACTTTTTTACCATCTTCATTTAGGAACCAACCCCTGGGTTTACCATCTTTTACATAAGGGGTTACAACTTCTCTTAAAGTTTGTAAATTGTTCCATGTAATCGGATAATCAACATCTTCATGAACAGCAGAATATTTAGGATTTTTGAATCCATAATAAATATCTTCTCTCTGAGATTTTAGGTGCTTGCTGGTACCTCTCCCTTTCTGTCTTACCCAGATAATAGTGTTTCTCAAATCAACAGTAAAAAATATTTTCATTAAGTGAACAAATTTTGCACCTAAATACTCTTCACCACTTTTATCACAATATGACATAAAAGACCAAATTGTACCTCCCGGTTTAAGAACTCTAAAACATTCTTGTAGCCATTTTTGATGAAACTCATCATCCTGTTTATCCCATTTTGCATATTGGATCCCATATGGAGGATCTGTTACTGTACAATCAATAGAATTATCATCTAAATTACATGTTAGAAAATCTTCATTAAATAGTTTAATTTGTTCTCTCATGATTTTACAATGTTATATGATCCTCTTCTTTAGGATCTAGATCATATATACTGGACACCTGAGCCTTTAAAGTAGAAAACCATGAAATTCCAAAACTTTCAATTATGTAAAGAAAATCCTTGACATTATGGTCTCTAAGTTGAAATAACACATTA